GTGTTGATAAAATATATAAAACTTTTTTAATTCAATTATCTAAATCAAATGATTATGTTGGTGGCGATTTAATAGTTGGCAACGATATTCAATCGAGAGAACAGGGATATTTATCTATTATAAATCCAACAACTCCACATGAGGTTACAAAAATGATTTCAGGTGAACGAATATCTTTAGTATTATTTTTAAGTGGAGAAAATTTGGATTTTAAAAAATCATTAATATAATGAGTATATCCGATGTGAATAATATATTAGAAGTATTTCATTCCAAAGATTGGTCATTTAAATACGAATATCATTATGAGAATTGGAAACACAATATATGGTTTAAAATTGGAGATTTATCTGAATTTAAATTTGTAAAGGATTTAATTAATTTAGATTTAAAAAAAATCAATGAAGAATATGAAGTGTCCGATTGGGTTACATTTTTAATATATAAAGAGGGAGATTTTTTTGGGTTACACACCGATGATGTTATAAATTATGGTACATCTAAAAAACAAATTATTTATACGGGCGGGTATCTACTCAATAATAATTTTACAGGTGGAGATTTTATAATAGATGGCAAAAAGAACACATCTAATGTTGGTGAATTGTTTTTATTTGAAAGACATCTAAAGCATGAAGTATTGAAAGTTAATAGTGGGATAAGATACAGCTTACATTTCGCAGTAGAAATATTTAATAAGCAAATAAAAAAATCAATAATATAATGTATTCTTTTTATAAATTTGAAACAAGGGGAATAGGAATTATATCTACAAGAGATATATCCGAAAATACATATATTGGTGAGTATTTATCAAAAAACGAACATCTTAGTCCACATAGTAGATTGATATACGATGGGTGGATTGAAACAAATCCATTGGGTAGATATTTAAATCATAATTCAAAACCAAATTTGTATTTTGTAAAAAGAGATTCGGTTATACAATTATATACTAAAGAATTTATTCATTCGAATGTTGAATTAACAGTGGATTATACCGAAGTTAAAAAAATAATAGGATTACCTGATAGTTTATGTTTAGTATTTGAAATTTTTGATTTTGATTATGTAGAAGAGAAGGTAGTTATAAATAAAAATATAATATAATGGTTACATTAATATCTCCGAAAAAAGTAGAAGTAAGAACATCTCCGATACATGGATATGGTGTATTTGCTATTGATAAGATAAATAAAGGTGAAATAATAGAAGAATGTCATCTTTTAATAATACCATTCAAATTAGGAACATTCGATTCCTTTTTAGTTAATCATAAATTTAATTTCCCATCAATAGGTAAAGTTGAAGAATATGTAATACCATTGGGATATGGGGCTATATACAATCATTCAGATAACAATAACGCATTTTGGCGTACAAATGTGGAACATAAAACATTTGAATTTGTAGCAGTTAGAGATATAGAAATTGGAGAAGAAGTATGTACTTATTATGGAGATAGTACTTATTGGGAGACTGTTAATAAATTTACAAACGAAAAAGTTAAAGTAATATAATGAAATTGATTTATAGTTTTACTACAAAAATGGGCAATTATACCGATAATGATTGGGTAGTAATTTACTATAAAGCAGCTATGCGTAGAGCTAAAGAATTGGGATATACAATTAAATTCTATGGATGTAATTTTATGTATGAGAATCTTATAGATGATATAGATGAATTCGTTAATATAGAAAATGAGGAATTTATATTAACCGATGATTTAAAAATATTCATACATCAAAAAGAAGGATTGGATTGCGTTACAATTGATGGCGATATTATATTGGAATCTAAATTAATTTTACCTGATGATTGTGATGTATTATTTGAAACAAGATTGTTAAATACAAAGAATCATAAATTTAATAAATACATGGGTATATTTCAAAAATACAATGTACCCGATAATATCAAAGGATTTGATTATAGTGGAATAAATGCTTTCAATGTTGGTATATTGAAATTTAATAATTTACATACAAAGCAATTATTAATAAATCGATATTATCAATTTAGAAAGTGGTACTTGGAAACAATAGAACCAACTGAAAAATTAACAGAATGGAATGACCCATCGATTATAATATGTGAATACTATTTTGCTAGATTGATTGAAAAAAATAATGTATCATATAAATTTTGTAGAGATTTTAATGATTATACACACTATGCATCAGAACTTAAATTTAAGCAAGAATTTTTCAATCATATAAATGCGGTTTTCAATAAAAAAATTATTTAATGAATCTTATTTATACTTTCGATAAAAATGTTTATAAAAATGATTCTCATAAGTTTGATATAATTAAATCGTATTATATCAATAGTATTAATTCTGCCAAACGATTAGGATACAAAACTGAAATATATACCAATTCGGATATATTCAACAATTATGTAGATATTATCAATAATATTTCAAATGAATTTACATTTTGGGATGGATTTAAAACATTACCTTTGTTAGATGAAACCGATGGTTTATTGGTGGATGGGGATATATTATTTCATTCTAAAATGCCAGTGTTTGATAATGATGTAGATTTGTATTTTGATGGATGGGAAAGTTGGTTGGAATTATATTCGGAATGCGTAAATGAATTGACATCGTTGGGAGTAAAAGAAATTATACCCGAATGGGAATCAATTCCTCAACGGGTTATTAATATAGGAATTCTTAAAATAAATAATACTGAATTAAGAGAATTGTATTTAGATAGATGGTATAAGATGTATAAATTTTGTAACGATAATAAAAATAATATGAAATATTTTTATATGTGTTGTACTATTACATCTCAATATTTACTGACATTGTTATCTAAAAAATATAATACACAAAATCTATCAAATATATTGGGTAAATCCAATGGATATTACACACATTTTGTAGGTCAACAAAAATATAAATCAAATCCGTTATCCATACAAAAAAGTATTATATGAAAATATATGTACATCATTGGTTTACCGATGAATTATTCATCAAATTAGCACATAATACTACTAATAGAGTTTATGAATTGACTGATTTTAATTTTCAGAAAATAGGTAAGGTCAATTGTGAGTATAACGATTTAAAAATAGAATTTGTTTTTAATCCGGAATTAAATGATAATGATGATGGATATCATTTAATAGATTTTTTTACATCATTAAGAAAAAGACATTTCTATGATTACTATAATGATATAGATGTTAGTGATGGTATAGAAGATACTCCTTTTATAAAAAGATTTACGGAATTATTGAAAGATAGGAAAGGTTGGATTATAATGCTATTGAGAACCGAAAAGATAATTGATACATTAGATACAAATGATTATTATATTGTTAAATTGGAAGAAGAACTTATAAAGTTGAATCAGCATATAATTGTTAGTGATAATTTTTTTATAAATGATAAAATACAATCCACATATCCTAACATATATTTTACATTAACAAACACATTGTGGCAATGGAATGAACTGATTAACATTAGATATTGGTATGAATTTTCAAATATATTTTCAAAATTAAATTTTGATTATAAATTAATGTACTCAATAAGGAGACATAAAAAATATAGAATTGAAATACTTAAACATTTATCCAAATTAAATAATAAAGATATTTTCTTACAAAGAGCAGATTTTTTTAAAAACGATTCATACCATGTATATGATTCCGAATTGGTTGAATTGAAAAATGTAAATTTAAATTCATTGGAAGGATTAAGTGATTTCCAAAATTTAAAATTATTAGATTATCAAATGGGTGTTGAATATGAGGTGTTTTTTAGATTTTTAAATCTATCAAAGATGCAAATATTAGATGAAAGTTGGTCTTGGTATAAAGGCGATTTTACATCTCAATATCTTTCTGAAAAATCGTATGGATTATTGTTAGCGAATATTCCATTCATTTCCACACACACATATCCATTAGATATTATTCAAAATGTTTTAAAAATATCACCACATCCATTTTATAATTCAATAAAAAAAATAAAAGGAGATTCGGAAAAATTTTCTAATTTTGTATCGGAGTTTTTAATAAATTTTGATGTAAATTATGAATTGTGCAAACAATGGACAAATATGTGCCATATTAAGTTGATTAATAAAATGGAAAATGAGAATTCATTTTTGGATTTATTGGAAACCGGATTTAAAAAAGTTAATAAATCGCTCTTATAATTTGTTTTTGTAACATTTTTTTCATATATTTGTTACTATGATTATAATTCCGCAAACTCCGATTACAGATGCTTCATTTGAAAGATGGAAGTGTCATAGATTAGAAGTAGAAGATGAACAAGGAAAATTCTACTATTACATAATACCACTAATAGATGTGGCAGAAGATGAAATTGAAGATATAGAAAATGTACCCGCTATATTCAGTTCTATGTCAGATGAATTTGAAGATGAGAACGGACAATCCGTATATACTCTTAGGTTATTTGATGCCGATATGCCTGAAATAACTTTTGAAGAAGAGGTAGAAATTTTATATCAAATATTGACTAAAAAAGAAATCTTTTTAAAATAATTGTCTAAATGTTTGGAAATTTGAAAAAATTTTTGTATGTTTGTGTTATCTTTTTATAGTACCCTACAAGACAGCAGACAGCACTGAAAAAGAAAATAAAAAAAGTAAAAATAAAACTTAAAGTATGAAACAAAAGACAGAGAAAGAACTAAGAGACAGTTACGACAAATTTATTGCCGTTATTAAAAAATACTTTAAAGGAGAAAGATTAGAAAAACTCCTTTTCATGTATTCAGAAGAAGAGTTAGGACCAAATCTTGCAATATCACCAGCAAGTGGTAATGCTGGATATCATAATTGTTATACAGGTGGTTATATTGACCATATTTTTAATGTTTGCAAAAATGCATTGAAAGTTAAAGATTTATTTATTCAGTTAGGTGGTAAGCCTGATTTTACAGATGAAGAATTAATATTTTGTGCATTGCATCACGATTTAGGTAAATTAGGTTCTAAAGGAAAACCATTTTATATACCTAATCCATCAGAATGGCACATTAAAAATCAGGGTAAAGTTTTTGCTTCCAACGATGAATTGGATTTTATGACTCATACTGATAGAACTATGTTTACTTTACAACATTATGGTATTTCAGTAACAGAGAAAGAATACTTTGGTATGAAACTTACGGATGGATTATACGATGAAGATAATGTTAAATATTTAAAAGTATATGATTCTAAAAAAGCAATAAAATCAAATCTACCTCATTTGATGCATTGGGCAGACCATATGAGTACTGTTATAGAATCGCAAGATAATACAATATAATGACAAAGTGTCATAATACTTAAATAAAAGTATGACTAATCGTCATACTTTTTTTATTGGTACATAAATTGTAATATATTGTGTATATTATTTAACTTAAATTTTTAAAATTATGTTTTATTCCGAAATTGAAAGAATCGCAGAGAGAATTGCAAATCATCCATTAGTTAGAGAATCAAATAGTTTATCATATGTCCCATCTAAGTTTTCAGTAGATGTAACCGATGATAAAGCAGTAATGGCATTAGCAGTATTGGGACACGATGCAAATGATATTGAAATCAATTGTTATGAAGATAAAATTGAAATCAATTCAAACAAGCCAGATGAAAATTCTCCATATAATGATTTGGTTTCTAAAATTGAAGAAAGAATCACTATTGGTAAAAACTTCGATGGTAGAAACGCAAAAGCGGTAATCAAAAATGGTATATTGACTATTACTTTGGAAAGAAAAGAAGAGTCAAAACCAAAAAAAGTTACAATAAAAGTTGGTTAATTCCGTTTTTTGTGTTATATTTATAGGGTGGTAGCAAAAGTTACCACCTTTTTTTATTATAAAATATTTATTAGTATGATATACAACGAAAAAATACAAAACTTATTAGAAGCTTTGGATGGTAAATTAAGAATCATTCAAAATGTAGCTAATGGTGCGCAAATATTATCACCATCGGAAATTAATACAACAATTGAAGATGCTCGTAAAATCGTAGAGAGAGTATCTGAATTAGTATCAATCAATAGATAATGAACTGGCTTAAATATTTAGTGGGATTTTCCGCACTAATTATTGCAGGATGTGCGGCTTATTTCTCTGTAACAGGTTTAGGTGTTCTTTTTGCGGGAGCATCTATATCGGTTATGATAATGGCCTCCTCATTAGAATTAGCTAAATTAGTTGCTGCAACATATCTCAAACAAAAATGGGATGAAATAGCCGGTTTTAACAAATGGTATTTAACTATTTCAGTTGGAGTTTTGATGTTAATCACTTCAGCCGGTATTTTTGGATATCTTTCCAATGCTTTTCAAGCACAATCCTTAAAATTACAAACAGTTGATAGAGAAATTGCCGTTTTTCAAACAAAAATTGACCAAAATACGGCTCAAATTACTCAATTAAACGAACAATTGAGTGGATTATCTCAAACTCAATCAACAATTTTAGAAAAAGGTAAGGTAAATAATCGTTTACTGCGTAGTATTGACAGTAAAGACCGACAAACTTCAAAAATTAACAAAAAAATCGAAGATTTACAATCGGAAAATGCTAAAAATACCGAAAAAATCAACGAAATTAAACTTGCTAACTTAGATTTAGAAAAAGAAGTTGGTGGATTCCGATTTGTTGCCGAAGCATTTGGTGTTGAAATGAAAAATGTGGTAAAATTCTTCATATTTTTGATTGTAATTGTGTTTGACCCGTTAGCAGTAGCTCTAATTATTGCATTCAATGGGTTAGTTTCGGATAAAAAAAGAAAACAAAGAGAGATTTTAACCGAAATGATGGAAAATGACCAAAAATTAGGTTTATATGAGGTATATGGTGATACTAAAGAAGATATAGTGGAAAATATTATAAATGAATCAGTACGAATCCCAATCGATTTGAATGGAGATGGGACAATCGATGGGTATGATACTGATGGAGATGGGATGATAGATGAGTGGGAAGATAATGGTGATGAAGAAAGACAGAGAGGATTGAGAAATTCTATACCATATTACGCAAATGATAGTTTCGATTGGAATAATAAATCATTGTGGATAAATGACCAAAATGCGGTAAATTATTGGTTAAAATACAAAAAAAATCAATAATATATTTGGTATTTTCGTTTTTTTTAATTATATTTGAACTATAAACTCTAAAAATATTGTTATGAATTTAGGTTACGCTTGTATTAATATGTCGATGGGTAAAAAAGTTACTACCAATCGTACTATGACTAAAAAAACCTTAAACCTAAAAGGTTTGGATTATGTATCGGAACTTGCATTAGCTAATGCAAAAGATATTATAAAGATATTAGAATGGAATAGACAAAATGGTATCTATTTCTTTCGTTTATCATCTGCTTTAATCCCTTGGGGTGATAGCATCGATTTAACTCAACTAAAAGATTACAAAGAAATTAAATCCGAACTAAAAAAAGCAGGTGATTTCTCTAAATTCCATAACATTCGTATCACATCACATCCAGGTCCATTTAATGTATTAGTTTCACCAAATGAATCAGTAGTAGAAAAAACTATCGCTGATTTGGAGTTACATGGTAAAGTATTTGATATGATGGGATTATCTCAAACTCCTTACAATAAGATTAATATTCATTGTAATGGTGTTTATGGAGATAAATTAGCAGCAATGGATAGATTTTGTGAGAACTTCAAAAGACTCTCTAAATCGGTTCAGAGTAGACTTACAATAGAGAACGATGATAAGGCATCGATGTATTCTGTACATGATTTAATGTATATTCATCACAAAATAGGTATTCCTATCGTATTTGATTACCATCACCACAAATTTTGTACAGGCGGTTTATCCGAACAACAAGCATTATTACTTGCAACATCTACTTGGCGAAAAAGTGGTGTAAAACCAGTTGTACACTATTCCGAATCAAAGGAAGGTAATAAACCACAAGCTCATTCGGATTACATCAAAGAATTACCAAACACTTATAGATATAATGTTGATATAATGGTAGAAGCTAAAGCAAAAGAATTAGCTATATTACCATTTATTACAAAATAAACAAAAATATGAAATTAATAGTAGACAAAAACACATTAGGATTAGAAAGTAAAGAATTCGTAGAATATTTAAAAACACCAACACCAAAAACGGAAATAACTACCGCAGAAGCAGATGAGTTGAGAACTAAATTGGAAGAAGGTATGAGATTGTATCCGGGGTTGGGCATCTCTGCTACTCAATTGGGTATTAAAAAGAGAGCTTGTTTGATTAAGTTTGGAGAAGAAGAATTATATTTAGTAAACCCCATTATTAAAGAAAAATCTAAAGAAGGATTTCTTTTTTATGAAGGATGTTTATCAATTCCATCAACAGTAGAAAAACCAATTAGAACTATTAGAGCTTGTAAAGTTGTAGTTGACACTGATAATATGGGAGAAATGACATTTGAAATTAATCCGGATGGAGATAAAGCAAATGAACAAATTTCAAAAGAAACAATGATGACTGTTATTGTTCAGCATGAAATTGACCATTTAGATGGATTTACAATTAAAGATAGAGTTTATTCTACTACCATAACTAAACCAAAAACTTATGGTAGAAATGATAAAGTTGTAATGAAATCGCCTGATGGTGAAATGATTGAAGTGAAATACAAAAAAGCCAATGATTATTTTTTAAAAGGATATGAAATAGTATAATATGGAAATAGCAATAATAATATTTTTATTAATATGTTTAACGGCTTCCGGTTACGGAATTTTCAATTTAATTGGTAAATTAGAAAAATATGAAGATTTCATAGAAGCCGACCAACAAAGAAACGAAGCATTACTGGAAACATTGAAATTGATTGATGAAAAGCAAATGTTTGAGAAGGATGATGAAGTAGGTTCTTTATTTGTTCAAATAAAAGAAACAATCGAATCATTCAAAGAATTTAACAAAAATGCCTAGAAAACCAAGAAATAAACAATATTTCACAAAAGATACAGAAGATGCCATTGTAGAATATAATAATACAACAGAGCAGAGAGTAAAAGATAAAATCTACAAAGATAGAATTGCGCCAGCATTTGATAAATTAGCTGAAATTGTTTATAACAAATGGAAATTCTCATATTTCGATGATGAACCGCAAGATGTAATGGCGGAAGTTGTTGCATTTATGATTGAAAAAATTCATATGTACAAAGAAGGTAAAGGAAAAGCATTTTCTTACTTTACTATTGTTGCTCGTAATTATCTTATTTTAAATAATAATGCAAATTATAAAAGGTATAAAGACACCGATGTAATGTCTGAAATGCCTGATAGTTGGGATACCGAAAACAATTGGTCTGAAGAAGAAACCAATTCAGAATATAAAATCTTTAATAAAAGAATGTTAGCATATTGGGATGCTAATTTAGAATTCTATTTTCCAAAGAAAAGAGATATGCAAATTGCAGATGCTATATTAGAGTTATTTAGAAGAGCAGATTACATTGAAAGTTTTAATAAAAAAAGTTTATACCTACTTATTAGAGAAATGACTGGTCATCCAACTCATTATATAACAAAGGTTGTTACTAAAATGAGAGAAAAACAAATGGAGTTATATAATCAATTTATGGATGATGGTGATATAAACATTTAATTTATGATTCAATTAGGATTATCAGGATTTTACCACGATTCAGCTGCAGCATTGGTTATTGATGGTAAAGTAATAGCAGCAATAGAAGAAGAGAAACTATCTGGCATTAAGCACGATAGTTCTTTTCCGTTTAAGGCAATTGAGTGGATTTTACAATATGCTCACATTACTATCGATGAAGTTGATATGGTGTGTTGGTATGAGGAGCCGGATGTTAAATACGATAGAGTTAAAAAAACAATAGGTAGTTTTTATGGGTTAAAACATCCAAAACTATGGAATGAATTTAAGAAAAGATGGAGCGAAACCGAAGGTGATATTGAAAACAAATTAAAATCAATAGGATATCACGGTATTATAACTTATACAAAGCATCATCTATCTCATATAGCGTATTCATACTATACATCCCCATTTAACGAAGCAGTTGCTATATCAATCGATGGAGTTGGCGAATGGGATACAATCTATGCCGTATCTTGTAGAGATAATGAATTTAGATTCATAGAATCGGCTAAATTTCCACATTCATTAGGATTAGTATATTCGGCTATAACTGCATATTTAGGATTCAAACCAAATGGTGGTGAATATAAAGTAATGGGATTAGCACCTTATGGGGATTATATGAAATATAGACATGTATTCGATAAAATATCTTATTTAGAATTTTCCGAATTATTAAAAATTAATATGGAATATTTTACTTGGGATAAATCCGATACAACAATGTTCAATCTTAAATTGGCTAATTTAATAGGATTCGAACCAAGAACACCCGAATCCAAAATTGAACAACATCATATGGATTTGGCATCCGCATTACAAAAGTGGTATGAGGGTGCGTTTTATTATATAGTAAACCATTGTATTCATCAATCCGATAATTACAATTTAGTATTGGGTGGTGGTTCTGCGTATAATGGAACTGCAAATGGTAAAATACAAAAACATACTTCAGTTAGAGAATTATGGATTCCACCAGCGCCATCTGATGCCGGTTCGGCAATTGGTGCATGTTTATATCAATGGCATAATGTTTTAAATAATCCAAAAGTAATAGGGGGAGATAATCAATCACCATACTTAGGGCCCGAATGGGATGATATTCATCTATTTAACATAATATCTAAAAATAATAAAGGATTGAAGATAGAATTGATGAATAATACTTCAAAATTGTGTAAAGAAGTTGCAAAACTTATAAACAATGGAGCAGTTGTTGGTTGGTTTCAAGGTAGAACCGAATTTGGTGCAAGAGCATTGGGAAATCGTTCTATATTAGCTAATCCGCACTTATCAGATGTGAGAGATAGAATAAATAAAGTTGTCAAAAAGAGAGAAATGTTTAGACCATTTGCCCCATCTGTAACATTTGAAGATTATGAAAAATATTTTCAATCAGAAGGAGAAGTTCCATATATGAACCAAGTTGTACAAGTTACAAAGTATAAATCAATTCCTTCGGTAACCCATGTAGATAATTCGGCAAGAATTCAAACTGTTAGAGAAGAACAAAATCCATTATATTACAAATTATTAAAAGCATTTGAAAAAGTAAGTGGAACTCCGATATTATTAAATACATCATTTAATTTAAGAGGACATACAATGACAAATGAACCACAAAAAGCAATTTGGACATTTAAAAATTCAGATATGGATTATTTAGTATTAGGTAATTATTTAATTAGTAAAGTATGATTTTACACACATATGGATGTAGTTGGACAGAAGGAGAAGGGGCTGATATTGAAGTAGAAAAAACTCTAACAGATAGAGATGATAAACGATTATTTAGAAATAACCACTCTTGGCCAAAATATTTAGCAGATAAATTGGAATTATCTCATCATAATAATGGTATTAGTGGTAATGCTAATAATAAAATATTTAATCAAATTGTTACCGATGTACAGGATGATAGAATTAGAGAAAATGATTTAGTTGTTGTTATGTGGAGTTCATCTCTAAGAGATTATGTACCATTTTTACCCAAAGGAGAATGGGTTAGTTGGTCTGTAAAGCATTTATTACAAACACCTGAAAAATTTGTAAATT